TTTTATTAAATCTTGTGATACTTCTTCACCTATAATTAATGGTTCTTTAGGTTTAAAATTTAATTTCAATGAAACATATATTAAACCTAAAGAAAAATTGGACATTTTGGACAAACATCTAATATTAATATTTCCACAACAAGGACAACAGTAAATGTTTGTATCTAACATATATTAAATTTTTATGATAAAATATAATTGGATTGTGATTTGGGTGTTTCAAAAAACTGAATGTGTTTACATATAACTCCTATTTCTAACATTTTAATATTAATTACAAAACATAACCATTTAGATAAATTTTCAGAAGTTGGAACAAAATCAACAAATATAACACCTTCATATTTTTCTCTTAAACAACTTTCGGGTAAAGATTGTATAAATTCTGGTTTGAATGTTTTATAAGCCTCTTCATGTTTTTTTATTATATCATCATTATATTCAGGAAATTCATATTTTAATAATGGATCATTTACATCCATTATAAATTTGTGATCTATAACATTATCTACCCATTTTTTAAACCACCCTAAATGTTTAAAATCGGTTACCATACCATTAATTAAATCTCTACCTTCAGGATATGATTCCAAATAAACTATTATTGTTCCTTGATGCCCATGTATGTGTCTACATGCTAAACACATATCTTCAGAATATCCCTTTTTTAGTTCTTGTGACCATACTCTATGACCATAACAAAAGTCAAATTGTTTTCCAATTTTGTAATTATCCATAATTTATTTTATTTTAGGTTTAAAACCACATTTAATATTTTCTTTATTAACACCATATATCTCCAAATAATTTTTACCTCTTATTTTACACCCATTAGACATATAATATCTACCAGGTGTTTTAACTAATTTTCCACAACCACATAAACATTTTTTAGGTTCTTTACATTGATCACATATTTTACTTCTAATATCAGCAGCTTTATATTTATTATTACATAATGTACAAAATTTAATAAATTTTTTTTCTTTATTTTTATATTTAATTCCTAAAGGTCTTTCATTTCTAATTGATTTCATTTTTTCTTTAATATCTAATGAACGTGTTTTACCTTTAAGACTTTTAGATATTTTTTCTATAGTATCTTTCTTAAACCAAGGTTCTCCATTGTTTTTTCTAGTTTTAACCATTTTTTCATTCCATTCTTTCGGTCTTTTTTTTCCAAACAAAGGATGTTTATTTCCTTTTTTAGATAAACTAGATTTAATTTTACTTTCATTACTATGTTTTCCTCCACCTTCTCCTCCTTCCCGTAAATTATACCCTTTTTTTATAGAATCAAATTTCTTTATATATTCTATTTCTTTATTTATCATGTCTTCTATTGAAGAACAATTTTCTATTATTTCCCAAATAAAATCTTCTTTATTATATTTTTTTAAAGCATTACAAAATTTAGAATTTATTCTTTTACAATCTTGGTAATGTTGTCCTTTTCTATGAGATAAAGAATAAGTTGTTAATCCTATATATATTTTATTGTTTATTTTATTTGTAACTTTATATATTATCATCTTGTATTTTTACAATAAATATACGAAGTGTTTAAAGACACACGTTAAAATTACAATGGCGCGCTATATACTGTCTTTTCATTTTTTACTTTTTCTATTTTTTCTTTATAAAATTTAGCTCTTTCTAGATGCCATTTCATTAATTCTAAATCTCTTATCTTTTCAAATTTGTTAGCCCAAGTTAAATGGTTTTGGTATTTTTGTTCATTCGTCATTGTTTTTTATATTTTCATTAAATGAGTTAATAAGAGTATTTTCACTCTGTTCTAATACTTGAGTTAATTTTTCTAATACTTGAGTTAATTGATTAACATCTAAGTTATTTACATCAACTTCTTTCAAAGTTTCTACTTCTTTTTGTAATTTATTTAACTCTTCCATTTTAATGAATATATAAAATTAATTTTGCCTTTTTTAAATAGCTTAACCTTCGCAAGAAACACACGAACTTAAACGTTGTAGATTATCTCCTCGTAACACAGATTCAGTACGTAAATAATATAAACATTTTATACCAGATTTATGTGCTTCTTTATGTACCTGAGATATCCATTTTGGTGTATCATTAGGATCAAAACATAAATTTAATGAAATTGCTTGATCAACATATTTTTGTCTAATAGCATTTTGTTTTACAAGCTCTAATTGGTTAATTTCTTTAAATGTTAAGAATACTTCTTTTTCTTCTTGAGTAAGAATATAATCAGGTAATCCTATTACCGAACCTTGATCTTTAAGAATTTGTTCCCAAACACTATCAATATTATATCCTTTTGATTGTAATAATTCTTCTAGTATTTTATTTCTTTTAATAAAAACACCTTTAGCTGTTTTTAAATTATAAACATTAGCAGGAATAGGTTCTATTGAAGGTGATACTCCACCTGAAATATGAGCGTTTGATACTGTAGGAGCAATTGCTAAATGATGTGAATGTCTAAGTCCTGTTCCTTTACACCATTCTGGCTCTCCATATATTTCAGCTTGCTCACGAGATGCTTTTAATGCTTCTCTTTCAATAAATTCAAATATATTTGTAGTTAATGCGTTTGCTTGTAATCCAATAAATGGTAATCCTTTAGATTGTAATAAAGTATGCCATCCTAAAACACCAATTCCAATTGCTCTTCCTTTAATAGCTGAACGAACTGTATTATCCATGAATTTAATATTTTTAGCTCTATCAATAAATTCCTGTAATACTCCTTCTAAAAACCAACAAGCTACTTCAGGTAAAGTCATTCCATTTTCAAATTTATAATCTTTCCATTCATCCCAACGAGCTAAATTTAATGAAGATAAACAACAAATAAATGAATGTAATTCATCTGTATATAATGATATTTCACTACAAATATTAGTCATTGATACTTGAAGATTATTATTTTTGTAAGCTATTGGGTTGGCTTTATTAACATTATCTTCATACATTATGTAAGGTTCTCCTGTTTCAAGACGAGTTTTTAATATTTCACCCCATAAACGTAATGATCTTTCATCTTTAGCTTCTAATTTATTCATGAATTTATCGTCAATAACAACACATTGATGTAAATTTAAACATTGACGGTTAACATCACCTTTAGGTCTTCTAATACTTAAAAATTCTTCTATATCAGGATGGTTTATATTTAAATTAACAGAAGCAGCACCTCTACGAACAGATCCTTGATTTGTTGCTAATATAGTTGAATCATATATTTTACACCAAGGAACTACACCTTCTGAAGTTCCATTATCTTTAATACTTTTACCTCTACCTCTAATACGAGATATTCCAATACCAACACCACCTCCTTGTGATGATAATCTCATTAATTCTGAGTTAGCATCTGCTATTCCTTCAATACTATCACCTACATCTATTCCAAAACATGAAATAGGCATTCCTCTTTCTGTTCCTAAATTTGATAAAACTGGAGAAGCTGGGCAGAGCCAATTCTTTATTAATGCATCATAAAATATTGATTGTAAATCTTTACGTCTTAATCTTCTAGCAGCAAATTTACTAATACGTTTATATGCATCAAATACATTTTCATCAGGTAATAAGTAACCTTTTGAAATCATACTTACTGCTATATCATCCATAAATTCAGGATAATCTTTTCCTTTAACCCATTTGCTTGTGTCTATTTGTATACTCATTTTTAATTTGATAATGGTGCTTTAATTGTTAAATCTGATTGATAATTTTCTAATATAAAATCATTTATTCTTAATATATTTATAATATTATCAAAATCTTTTAAATGTGTTTTAAATAATAATTTTGGTAATTCAAATCCTTCTCTATTAATTTGTTCTTTTGCTTGTTCGATGTGATTAGAATATAAATGTACATCTCCTAAGTTACCAATTAATTCATCAGGTATCATATTAACTTCTTTGGCAATTATTTCAAGTAGTAAACCATAAGATGCAATGTTGAATGGTAAACCTAAGAATGTATCTACTGAACGTTGATTCCACATTAGAGAGATTGCTCTGGTTGGAATGTTATGATAATCTAGAAACCCGTGATGCCTGTTATCATAATCGACAGTTCCATCTTTAGTTCTTTTTCTCATAAGGCCTAATCTCTCTTCCAAACTCAGCTCTCTTGTATAAACTTGAAATCCATAATGACAAGGTGGTAATACCATTTGATCTATTTCAGCTACATTCCAAGCATTAACCATTAATCGTCTTGAATCTGGATTTGTTTTAAGGTCGTGGATTAGATTTGCGATTTGGTCTACTTTATTATATCTAAAACCATCTCCATCTGGATCAGGATTATCGTAATGGTAAGTTTCCCAATTTCTCCATTGCTTACCATAAATAGGACCTAAATTACCAAGTTCATGATATATAGGTTTTTCATTTTGTTTTATTAATTCGATAAATTCCTCTATAGTTAAGGTTCCATTTTCAGGTAAATGTTCTTTCAAGTAGTTCTTATAAGCATCACCATTCCAGATATTACATCCGTTATCAACCAAATATTTAATATTTGTATCACCTCTTAAAAACCATAACAACTCTGTTATGATTGTTTTGAAAGGCATCTTTTTAGTAGTAAGTAATGGAAAACCATCTGACATTTTATGTCTTATTTGTCTTCCAAAAACACTTATTGTACCAGTTCCGGTACGATCTTCTTTTTTAACTCCATTATCTAATATATCTTGGAGTAAATCTACATATTGTTTATCTAATTTATTCATAACTTTTAATTTATTTAAATATCACTCCAATCTCCTGTTGATTTAGAATAATTGGTTACACGAGAAGCAAAAAAATCAGTATGACTTTTACCACTAGTTAAATGACCAAACCACTCCATTTGTTTTAACATATTGGGATCTAAATCATTATAAATGGAATTATAACCTAATTCAATCATTTTTTCGTTAGCTCTAGCTTTAATGAAGTTTTTTAATTGATCTTTATTTAAACCATCAACATCACCCATTTCAAATGCTTTATCAATAAAATCAAATTCTAATTGAACTGATATATTGCAAGCATCTACAACTTGTCCTCTAAGTTCAATTGTATTTAATTCAGGTTGTTCTTCTAATAATTTTCTAAATAACCAACAACCTGCTTTTGAATGTAATGATTCGTCACGTACTGACCATTCAACTATTTGTGCTGTTCCTTTCATTAAATTTCTTAATTGAAAAGACATTAATATAGCAAATGATGAAAATAAATTAACTCCTTCAGTAAAAGCAGAGAAAACAGCCAATGAAATGGCCCTTTCTTCAATTGTATCTCCAGGAACTTCAATTAAACGGTCAATCTTAGCCTTAGAAGTTTCATCGTCTAAAAACGCCTTAAAATCGTCTAAGCCTAATTCTTCATTTAAACGAGCATACGCTTCAGCATGTATACTTTCAAAATCAGCAAATACACGTGCCATTGCTTGTATTTCAGGTTTTGGAAACCATATTGATACTTTTGTTGACCAATAGTCATTTACGTGTACTTCTGTTTGAGCAAATGATTTTAATATATTACCAATAAGATTCTTTTCAGATTCTGTTAGTTTTAATTTCCAATCATTTAAATCAGATGCTAAAGGAACTTCATCAGCTAACCAATGTGCTCTATGTTGATCTTTATAAAAATTAAAAGCTTCCTGATATTCAAATGGTTTATAAAATATTCTTGGTTCTAATATTGACATTATTTGAATGAGTTTATTGTGTCTATTAATTGTTTCTTACTTTTAACACCTGAAAAACGATTTACTTCTACTCCATCTTTTAATATTATTGTAGTTGGAATTGAATTAATTTTGTATTTTATAGTCCAATCTGGAGTAGAATCAACATCAAATTTTCTAAATTCCACATCACTTAATTCTTCTTTTACTTGGTCGAATATAGGTTCATATACTCTACAGGGTGGACACCACTCTGAGGACGCTTTTATTACTATTATCATAAATTTTTGTTTGTGTAGTTATAAATATTATTCTTTTTCATATTTTATGAATTTACTTCTAAGAACTTGCCTATCTTCTATTCCAACATCTGAAAAATTATTTATTTGTTGGTTGTTACCTTTAGGTTTAGCTTCAAATTCTTCATCTTCTAAAGGTGTTGAATTAATATCAATATATCCATTAGAAGTATTTATTTTAGAACCAAATGTTAACCCATCAGCACCATATCTGTTTTTAATAAAATGCCAATTTCCAGTTCCGTTTACTTTATCTTTACGTCCACGTGCTAATGAAATTATAATATCACCAATCATAATTTTATCATATGAACCAGCAGCATTTTTAGCTTGTAATATACCTTCTTCGGCTCCTGTTCTATTAGCTTGAGAGGGAGATACAATTGGAATACCTAATTGTTTAGCTAATCCTTTTGCATCAACATAAACATCATCTATTTCATCTTTACGTTCTTTTCTACCCTTAGTTCTCATGTAATCCAAATAATCTATAATAATCATATCTGGTTCAAAACCATCTTGATTTTTTAATTGTTGTAAATGAGCTTCTATAGTATCAAATGATGCTCTTTTAGGTGGATATTCTTTAATAATAATTTTTCCTTTTACTTTACCTACTGCTAATTCTACTTCATCTCTGTGTTTATCTAGCTTATCTACATCTATCCCCGAAAATATAGCATCATATCTTTTTCCAACATAACCTTCTCCTAATTCAAGTGAATAATGAAGTACATTATATCCTAAAGCAGCAGCATATGCTCCCATAGCAGATACAGCCCAAGATTTTCCACCACCTGGATTTCCAAATACCAATACTAAATCTCCTTTTCCATAACCACCTTGAGTAAGTTCATTAAATACAGGCCATGGAAATGGAATAGCTCCTCTATCATTATCACGATATCTAGTTTCGATATCTAAATTATAATCTAAACCTATGTTTTTATCTTCTCCGGCTTTCATAGCATTATTTATTAATGTTCTAATGCCATCAAAATCACCCATATTTAATAAATCAACAGAAGTCATAATAGCCTTTTTCATTTGCTGATTACGACAGAAATCACTAAATTCCATTTCTACCCATTCTAAATCAGAAACATCAGCCATTTTATATACTTCACGCAATGTTTCTGTTAAAGATATTTTTAAAACTTCATTTTCTATTTTTTTAATTTCAATAGATAAAGTTTCTATAGTAGGGTATGTATGATATTTTTGAAAATATTTTATAATATATTCAACTATCCATTTATGTGCTTGTGATTCAAAATACTCACTTTCTAAAGAATCTATAATATTTAATAAAAAATCTCTTTGTGTTAATAAAGCACTTAATACTTTAATTTGAAAGGTTGTTCCGTATTGTACTAATTTTGATAAAGTAGTCAAGTTATTTAATATTTAAAAAAGTTAATTAATTAAAATATTCTAAGGATCCAAAAACATTATTTAACCATTGAGGTACATTTGGAATGCTTTCACCTAAAGAATCATTTACGTACATGCTCATAAAAACATGTTTATTTAAACTATAAGATGTATTAAAACCATCTTGAATTTGTTTTATATTATCTGGCGAAATAGGGATGTTTTTTAAATCCATCAATTGTTGATTAACATTTAATTGATGTTTTTGTTCTAATATTTTAGAATATAAAATATGAGTATCCTTATTTCCAGCAGCTTCAAATAATATATTTGTTAAATCGAATACTTCATTATTTGATAATTGAGGAAAAAACTTTAATATCTTTTTAGGTCCTAATCCTTTTATCCCAGGTATATTATCACCTGTATCTCCCATTAATATTTTATAATTAATAAAATTTTGGCTACTTACTCCATATTCTTCTAATACATCTTCAGGAGTATAAAATTTCTTTTTAGTAGGTGAATAAACTTTTGTTTTATTACTAACTAATTGTAAAAAATCTTTATCAGTAGACATTACTGTTACTTCTTTAGTATGCTCAAAAGATTCGAATTTTTCGGTTAAATAACCAATTACATCATCAGCCTCAATTCCATCTATACAAATTATAGATAATGGAAGTACTTTAAGATACTGAATTAATCTTGCCATCTGATTATTGATCGCCTCGTCTTCTTCTTCCTTACTTGAAAATAAACTATAATTAGTCATACGACTCATATGTCTATTAGCTTTATAATCAGGGTATAAATTTCTTTTACTATTAGAACTCCCAGCACCATCAAATACAATCACTACTTTAGTAGGATCTATTAATTTTATAGCGTAACCTATTGATTTTAAAAAACCTGTTAATCCACCTATATGAATACCTTCTTGATTAATATGGTTAATCATAGTAAAAGCACGAAGAAAACAATTTAATCCATCTATTATCAAAACGGAGTCAGAGACTCCGCGTTGAGTATTGTTTACTTGTGATAGTAATTCAGCATATTTATTTTTCATCTATTCCATCATTGTCTATTTCAACAATAGGAGATATTTTACTACTCTCTTCCCATTCTGAATTGTCTTCTATGATAATTAATTTATCTATATCAACTTTTTCACCAAACCATTCATGAGCATGTTCTTTTTTATAATCTTTTTCAGCATCTTTATCATCAAGAATGAATCCATGTGGAGTAACAATTATTGTAGAAGCAGTAGCTATACCACAATCAGCATGTATCTTATCTATTGCTATTTTAGTACGTTTTGCAAATTCAACCTTTTTACCTTTATGTTGAGCACTAATTTTTGAGGTACCACTATTTGTTATATTACCAAATGTAATTACAATAGCAGCATCCCAATACATAGCATTTCCACCTTTATTTGTCATTTTTGGTTGACTCATTGGTGTTAATGCTGGTTGTACTCCAGTTTTGTTAATTGCAAATAAAGTATTTGTATAAGGATAATTTTCTTTACGAGATAAAGGAAACTGTTGATTTATAAAATTACCAAATTGAGTAGCCATCGCTCCGGCATTCCACATTGGGTTATTATTACCTTGTTTTACACTCATTTCACAAGGAATAGAACCTACTGAATCCCAAAAGAAACATAAATCATAAGGTAATTTACCTTGTTTTTGTTCATTGAGAATATCTGCTATAAAACCAGCTACGTCTTCAATAGTATTAAGAGAAGCTCTATCTACATATAAGAAAAAACCTTTATAATCTACTTGTCCTGTTTCATCATCTATTACTTCTTCTAATTGAAGTCCCATTGTTTTAGCATGAGCAAAATCCCATTTCATCTCAGTAATAATAAATACAGGTAATATACCCATTTTTTGAGCAGTTACTGCCGCTTCAATTAATAGTGTTGTTTTTCCAGTATCTGAACCACCTCTAGCTAATACAACCTGACCCATAGGGATACCAGGAATGGATACAGCCTCTCTCACCGCAGGTGAGAAAGGTATCCATCTTTGTTTTTTAAATTTAGCTGATTTATCTAGGAACTTACTTTTCTTAAAAGCATTTAAATCAAATGACTTATTATTGATAGAGTCACTTATCACTTCACTAAGTGATTTACCTGAAGGTCTTGCCATATTAAAATTTTAATTATTTAAATAATTCGTCAAATTTGTTTGAATTAGACGATTTTCCAACAGTTTCATCTACTTTATAAGTACTGGGAGTAGATGTTTGTTCTTCATCATCTTCTGTTTCAGAAGACATAATAGGATGTTCTGTGTCAGCTTCAGGGTTTAACCATTTATCTAATAAACCTTTTAATTCATCAAATGAATAACGTTTATTAATAGTTAAAATATCTGGTTGTTCGTTTAATACTTTTTCAACGAATTCAGCATTATCGGATATTGCTGTTGTTTTAGGTTTAACTAATAAAGTACATTTAATACCTTTTCTTCCAGCTACAACATCTTCAACAGCATCAATTGTAAAATCACGACCATCAGTGATATCTGTATAATCACCATAATCTGGGTCTGTTGCAATTCCTAATAATTGTTCGTAAATTAATTTACCAAATTCCCATAAACGAGCACCTTTATCTTCTTCACCACGTACAATAACTGCGGCAAAATAACGAACTTTAGGTTCAATTTTTCCAGCTAATTGCCAATCTTCTCTTTCAGATGATTTACGGAGACTTTTTGCAAATTCAGAAATAGGATCTTTTTCACCCCAATTTGTTAATGCTAAAATAGGTCCTTTAGAAAAACCATAATGTAATTCTACTGCACGGAAAGGGTCGTTTTTGTCAAATTTAGAAGGTAAAATTCTGATTTGATGTTTTCCTGGTTTTGGTTTCCAGAAGATCTTACTGTAGTCGATCTTTTCATAAACTTTTTTTTGGCCTTTTTGTTGAGAAGAGGCTAACTTCTGTTTGATGATACTTAAATCCATAATTGTTGTGTTTAAAATTGTTAATCTATGATTAAAATGAATATACGACTTTTTTTTCAGGAGACCAAGCTCACTTTTATAAGTCTGTTAAATTGAACGAATATAAATATGTGAATTTTTATAAAACTATAAATCTATTATTTTATATATAACAGTATTTAGTTTACGTAAATCAGGACCATTTGTTAATAATATACTGTTTTTATGTTCTTTCCAATCTACTATGTAATTTTTATTTAAATAACCATTATTATTAATTTTTATTAATGTATTTAAAGCATTAATTGTATAAAGGGTATTTGATTCTTTTTTTCTATGTAATAAAATAGTATTAGATATAGGTGATGAACCCATATTCCCTGTATCTATATTATAAGTACAAATTAATTCATCACTTTCAGGTGATTCTAATATGAAAATCTTATTAAATATTACAGAATATTTTTTATTTATTGTATTTATTGTTTCTTCTACTTCTGAAGGTAGAGTAAACGTACAAAATAATTTAGTCAAAGTGTTATAATCGTTTAGTTGTTCTATCATAAATATTATGTTTTTTCTAAATCATGATATGATAAACCTTGTTTAATATTTATAGGATATTTTATCATGTTCTTTAGGTCTGTTAATAATTGTTTTCCGTCTTCTTCTGAATAATCAAATAAAAAAGCATCATAAGTATATAATATTAATTTTGTTTTTTTATCTTTTAAATATTCTAAAATTTTTTCTAACATTGTCACATTCGTTGTCGTTTCATAACTTTGAATTATATAGTTTAATAATTTAAATTGAGTCATATCGTTTTCTAATTTAAAAGAACGATTTTTTGTATTATATCTACCTGTTCTTTGATATGTATCCCATATATCTTCTGAATATTTTAGTATTTTATTAAAGAAAGGTTTATCTTTATATTCTTCCCAAACACCACCATACATTTGTTTAAAAGTTAATTCTTTAGCTTCTTGTGTTGTTACATTTAATAATTTACCTAATGTTTCATATGTATTAGTTTCATTAAATTTAAAATTCATTAATTCACCCACTAATCGTGGATGATAACCCTGTATATCATATTCTACTAATATGTTATTTGAAGGAATATAACATAAACGTTCACCATTATTTTTATTTAAAGCAACAAAATTAATATTATTGAAAGAATTTGATGGTCTTCCTGTTGTTGTATATAAATTATAATTACTATATATTTTACCTTTACTTATATTAAATTCAGGATTTTTTATATGTTCTTTATAATATTTAATAAAGTTTTCTTTATCTATTTTAATACCTTGTGATTCTATTTCAAAAAATATTTTTGTTGAAATGTTGTTATTAAATGAATAAAGGGCATTATCTTGATTATATTTTTGTATTATAGGTAAAATTAAATTAAACGTATCTTCACATTTTTGATAATGTTTACTTATAGGTATTAAAGTATTTATATTATTAAGACTATAATATTTTCTATAATAAAAATCTATACAATTATTAGTAATATGTGTATTAAAATTTTCAATAAAATTAATATCATATAATTTGTCATGAAATGGAAAGTTATATAATGTTTTTTTCTTATTTAAAACAAACAGCCTATCAGTATTTGTTAATAACCATTTAAATACTTCTTCTTTTTCTAAAGAAAAAGATTCATTATGATTAATACATAAAATATAACCTTTATGAGAATTAATATCTCTAATATATATTAAACTTAAACTATTTAATTTAGGATGAAAATTATCATTTTGTTGAATAAAATCAACAAAACAATTTCCCAATTTTCCTAAAACAGATAATTGTTCTTTTCTTTCTATTACATAAAATGCCATTTAATATCATAACTTTTTTAATATTTAAATATAAACTCTTTTTTTGACTTAAAAAATACTTTCATCAGAAGATGTGGGTAAAGTTTCTGTACTTAGAAAAGCTTTTAAACCAGGCATTTTTTTATCAAATTCATCTAATTCTTTATCAGATATATTAAATTTATATTTAACTTCTAATGTTTGATATAAAGGGTTATTAGTCTGTTGTTCTAATCCATTTTTATCAGTTTCTTTAATAATTATTGGATTAGAATTTACTTGTTTAATAAAATATCTCATTACAAAACCATTTTCATAATCTTTATTACTTGGACTAAAAGGAATTGAATTAAATTTACTATTAATTAATTTATTGTTTGATAACATACCATAAACATATGTAAATGGATTTGTTTTTAATTTGTTATTAGTATCTTTATTAACTTTTATAATTTCTTTATTATTTATATTAAATTCTTTCCCAGCAAATGTTTTTCCATTAGTTTCATAATAATATCCTTGATATTTTTCATATGTTTTAGCAAATATATATTCTCCTCCTGAAGTATATTTACTCTCTACTATTTTATTTTTAGGTATTCTTAACATATTATTAATTTAATGTAAATATATAACATTCCCATGAATCTGATGGTACTGTATTTTCATATACCATTCCTTTATTGTAATTATCTCCTTTACTAGAAGCCCAAACACTACCTCTACTAGTATCTAATACTCCTCCGGTGTATATTTGGGTGTGTCCATATTTCCAATAATTATCACTACCTCCTACATCCTTAGTTGATCTATAATTAATTATTGTTCCAATATCTTTTACATCATTTATTATCTGTATTAGTCTTTTTTTAGATATTACTCCTAAATAATTAACATTATATCCTAATGAAGTTAAATTTTTACGATATATTAAATCACCAGCATGTCTTACCCCAATATTTGAATTACCATTAAGTCCTAATTTTCCATCTGGTGTTTTTCCTTTAGTAGCTGCTATATAATTTCTAGCTATAGCATAAGTATATCTAGCACAATACTTTATTACTTCTCCATTTTTATTAAAAACAGTATCTCCTGCTAATTTCATAGCATCTTTATTTCCTTTTCCACCATCAACTATAGGGGCCGGTGTTACTTGTTGAGTATTAGTAATATCTATTGGTAGAGCAGCTTTACCATCTGTTGTTTGTTCAATTCTTATAGACTGATATTGTGGGTCTATACCTTGTGGTTCATCTAATACAACAGTTTGAGCATCTATTTTAGTTACCCAATCATTGCTTTGTAAAGAATGACCTATACCAGTTACTATATAACCCAATTTTGAACCATATCCATTTTCTCCACCTTTATATCCTTTTGGTAGATTATCTTCAGGAATTTTAAATAAATTACCTATTATTATTCCACCAATACCATCCATTTCTAATGATAATTTAGTAGGAATTATAGCTTTATTTTTAATTTTAGTATTTGTTATAGCTTTATAATAATTAATTAAATCTTTTAAAGCATTTTGATATTTACCTACTTGATTAACATCGAAATCAGCATTTGATACAAAACCATACTCTAATTTACTAAAAAATTCAGTTAATACTGATACAGAAGACATTATTATTGATAATTTATCTTCAGGTTGACTACTAAGTTTATCATTTTCTTTGCTTGGTGCATCTTTAATAGGAATTATTCTGTCTAAAATTTTCTTATTAAAATCTACTAATGTACTTGTATCTATACCTAACGCTCCTCCTTCAATTTGTGCTCCAATAGCAACGATAGTAGATTGTTCAGGAAATATCTTTGATTCTAATGAATAACTTCTAACAATAGAATTTAAATTTTGTACCTGTATTGGATAAGCCTCATTATATGCTGTTTTAGGTTGTTTTCTATCTACATAATTTATATCTATTATTCTAGCTGTATTATCAACAGGATCAACAAATATATCAAAGTTATTTACTTCTCCTATTGCTGATGAAATTTTAGTTAATACTGTTTTTATAAAATCATATAAAGAAATATCATTTTTTTCTTTTCTATCTTGTGATGCTAATGAACTATCAATAGCTATGCTATATAACATTCCTAAATTCACATAAATATTTCCAATTATACCTAATTCAGTTTTATAATCATTATTTGTAAAATAAGGATATTGTAAATTATCTAAAAACTTAAGGTTTCCTAAAGCTTCATTAAGTTTTGTTTCTTGTGCTTTTGTTTCTGCCGCTTTTATTTTTTTTTCTTCTTCATCTGTTTTTAAAGGACTTTCTTTTGCAGCTAATATAATTAATTCTGACATTTTGAGTTGGAAATTATTATAAGCAGCCTCACTTCCAATTGCTCTTTCAATTTCATAATCAAATAAACTTTCTGCTAATAAATTATAAAAATTTTTATAATCACTAAATTTATTTTTAAATATATTATTTACTACTACAACATTATAGTTTGAATTAGGTACAACGTCTATAAATTGTCTTTGAATTTCTTTTAAATTATCTACAGCAGCATATCCTTCACCAACTGTATTTTTTACAAATGCTATTAAAGAATCATTATTTCCAAAACCCTTTGCTTTTTCAATTTCTTTAGCTAAATTTCTCCAAAAATTCTCATCAATATTAGCCGTACCATATTTTACATTAGAAGATGTAGTAGATGTATTTGTATCAACAGGTACAAATTTTATTCCATTTGTCCATAAATTATTTTTAATAAGACAAACAGAAGGGTCTACAGATAATTCTAAAGGATGCGCTAATGCTAACAAACAACCATCCCCAGTATTTAAATTAGAAGTACTTCTATCTTTTCCTTGTTCAAATACAGATAATTTAGTAAAGGGGGTGTTAGCTTGTTTATCTCTTAATAAAACATAATTATTTAATATTGCTGTTAGTGTTTCTAAAGTAATATATACCTGTTCATCACTCTTTCCTATAGGTCCAGAAGAATTATTATTTTTACCGTCTGGTGTTTTTATATCAATCTTTTTATAGAAAAAATCATACTCATGATCAAATTTATTATCTTTTATAGTAAAATGTTTTCCAACATCCTCTAAATCATCTTTACCAGAAGTTGCTTGTATTATCCTAGTTAAAAATCCAGGTTTTTCAATTTGGCTCTTACCAATTTCATATAATTCTTCAAATAAACCTGCAAGTATGTTTGTTGAATATGATGTTTTTAATTCTTTAAAACCATTGTAATCATTGTAATTTAAACCTAAGCTTTTAGATAATTTACCTTTATATGATAATTCATTTAGATTTTCTAAAGGAAGATAATTTATTTTCAAAGATTCAATAACTTCACCTAATGATATAATAATTGTTGTACAATCATATCCACCATCCATTCTTGCTTTCCAACTATAGTTTTTTACAAAACCAAACATTGAATCACAATTACCATGTGTATCAACAGTAGATTTAGTATATTGTTTTTTAAATAATTCTTCTTTAGTATAATTTTGATTTAGAATATCAGTATATTCTATTATATTATTTAACTTACCATCATTTTTTAAATGTAAAGACCAACCCCATTCTAATAACACAGTATATCCAGGTCTCATATAAAGTAATTCTAAGTCTTCTAATTGATGAATATCCCAACACTGAAAATTAACAGTTGCTTCTCTCAATGAACCATAAGCTCCTTTAGATCTAATTTCAACATTAGTTATACCAGGCATTGGGCGAATACCTAAACGATAAGCAGTAGTATTATCTGAAGATA